CTTTTGCTAATCTTGGAACATTATCATATTGCCTAAGTAATTCGTCATTACCTAATACTGTATAAGTTTTATTATTAGTAAACGTATAAGTTTTATTAGTGTTATTAGCCCAACCAAAATCTTCTTTTTTAAACCTTTCAATTACATTTAATGTATTTGAATTTGTGTCTTTAAATAATAAATCAACTTCTTTTACTCTTGAGCTACCTGTAGAAAATTCAACCTCAACACCATTGTAAAGATTTAACATACCCTCGTTACAATAGTTTTTTGTATCAAATTGAAATGGGCGAGGAACAAATGCTGGTATAGTAAATAAAGAAGTTGCGCTATATTGCCCATCTTCATATCTGTATCTATAAGCAAAACATAAAAATCTATTTTCAATATAATTTTCATTTCCTGCAATATTTAAAAAACTTATTTTTGGAGCTGGTAATGGAATGTGTGAATTTACAATATTTTCAAAACCAGGAGGCTTTACTATTACAGATATATCTTCTTCTATAATTTGATCTACATTTGAAATTGGCTCTGCATAACTTTTATTTATATTTATTGTTCGAGGTGGATTTATATCATCTGTCCAAAACAACAAATTTTCAATTAAATTAATTCCTGTTATTAAATACAAAGGATCAAAATTTAAAAGTGCTGTTGTAATTATATGATAATTAACTATTTGATTAGTTGTATTATATGATACCACTAAATCTACAACACCTCCAGGAGCTTGAGTATTTGAACCGTCATGAATAAACCAATAAATAGTTTCTCTAACACCATCTTCATATGCTCCTATACATACAGCAGCAGCGCTTAAGGCCACTCCATTGTATTCAATAACAGTAAGTTGTTCATTTCCTCTTGAGTTCTCTACAGCTCCTATTTCAGTAGCTTCAGTAGAACCTAAACGAACATTCATTGCATCAATATATTCACCTGGTGGAAGAAGTCTTTCGTCCACAGATTTATTCATTCTACCTGCAATAAAATTTGTTGTAACTATTGGCATATTATTTTATAATTTTATTCTGACCTCTTAAATTCATTAAAAGTCTTCCAGGATGTATATTACTTAGTCTTATTTTTGCATTTCGTAGTAAAGAAGATTTGTCTTTTCTTGCTCTGTTTACAATGTATTCTTGTATACCTAATCTTCCGTTTAAAATAGAATACCTAATATAAGCATAAATATATTCTTCAAATAATTTATTTACTTGTACTTCAGTATCAACTCCATTTTCCATGCCATCAGATACATACTCTAAAACAATAGAAGCAGCACCTGATATGTTGCTAAAATTAATTACTCCAGATTGTTTATCTATAGTAAATGTAGGGTTTGAGTTTGCAGTTTCAGTATTTAAACCAAAACGCGAGCCTATAGCATAATCAAAATACCAATTACCATCACAACAATAACCTTCTGCTCCGTTATACGGACTTCCTTGATTTAAATATATACTTCTGTTACTTCCTAAAATTCTTGCTAAATCTAATTCAGAATCTTGTGGTCTTAAAACATTTCCATTTTGATCAAATAAAATATTAGAATTATTGTCTTGTAAATAAGCAGAAGACCAATTTGTTTGAATGTTTTCTGACAAAGGATGTAACCCACCATTTCTAAATTGAGAAATTCTAACCCAATTAACATAATCTTGTGGCAATACAAATCTTAATTGTTGAGTAATATCTAATTGAAGGATTTTTATTTCCTTCATTGCATCATAATTTAATTCTTGAACACCTCTTTTTGCGTGAAATAATATTTGATATCTTTCAATGTTGTTTATTAATTCGTGGTTTCCTTGATACATTAACATAAAATTGTTAACTATATCTGCCAATGAAACATACTGATACGAACCCCAATTAGCGTCCGTTGGAGCTGTTCCTGAATTTGCGTAATATGCGTAGTCGTTTATATATGCCATCTATCCTTGTGTTTGTTGTTCTTGTTGTAACTCTTGAGTACCAAAATTATAAACATCAGCCTCTCTTATTTCAATACCTACATACTGACATATTTTTGCTATCAAAGTAGGCTCATCAGATAATGGTAATTCAAAGTCTTGATAATCCGCATTTGTAGGATCAAATAAAGGCTCTCCAGCTAATAAAGAGGCGTAAGTCCAGTTTGGCGTTAAAGGGTATCTAACGTACTGTGTGGTAACCTGCCCTATTGTATTAATAGTAATTGGAAAAGCTTCTGCTACAAGAGCGTTTTGAGTGTATGCAGGATAACTAATATTTGGTTTTGTTAAAATAGAATTATTTAACATAGTAATTTTACTTTGCGCAACTCTTTCTGCTTCAACAATATCATTTGCTGAATATATGTTATATGTTTTTCCTATAGCATCCCATACTGTTGCTCCTGTTGTTGTAAACACTAAAAGATTTGTTGCGCTTACAACTGAAGAAACTACTGTATTATAAACTATGGTATTTGTAACGGTTGAAACTATATCTCCAACCTGCACCCCTGCTGCAATAAAATCTGCCGTAGCGTCAGTTACCACTACAGAACCTCCACTTATAGCAGTTGTAATTCCTGCGGCTAATTCCTTAGTATATACCATCATTTTATTAATTAAATAATAATCAGATGGTAGTGTATATAAGTTAGTTCGTATATCTCCTAATTGAGTTGTAGCAGTATTTTCTAATGGAATATTTACATAAAAAGTATCTAGTACTTCTAATAAACCTTTTGAAATATCAGCGTATCCTGTCCCTGAAAGTCTTTTATTTTCTTTTACTAATTGATTATTGTATGAGTAAAAATAATTCTCAAACATATCCATTTGAGCTTGCGCACAATAAAGATTAAAATCTTGTGGAGAAATATATCCGTAGTTGTTTTTATTCGCTATTGCTAATACCGTATTTCGTACTTCGTTTATTGGCATAATTAATTCTTTTTACAAAGATAGCAAAAAAAAAGAGGCTACTTTTTTTTGTAACCTCTTTATAATTTAAGTGTAATAAGACTATTGTATTCTTAATATAAAGAATTCTCTACCACCTAACCAAGTTGCATTACTTACTGAGTTAGCAGGATTTAAGACTCCTGGAAATTCATAAGTTACATCCGTCCATTCTGTTTCTAATGAAGCCACTACAGCGTCTTGAATTGCAGATCGCATAAGTGAATTAGCCCCAATTGTAGAAGAATATGCATAATCAATTCTTCCTATTGCTGTTAAAGCTGTATCGTATGTAATGTTATTAATAGATGATGTAGTTGCTGAATTTGAAACATCTGCAACACCTGCTGATCTTACTATTTTATTATGGTCATCAGCTCCTTCTTTGTACACAAGATAATTATCATTGTTTACAAAAATATCATCTGCAACCATAAGAGACGTTTTAGAAACGCTTGTAACTGTAGTTACAGCCGCTCCTGTAATATCTCTAACATAATCTCCTACACTAACACCAGCTAAAACAAAATTAACACCTGAATTATCTACTAAATATCCAGCAGATGTAGCTGAAGCTGTACCATATTGTAAAACTGTGTATTCTGGCATATAAATAAAATAACCTACGCCACTTGGAATTCCTGTTCCTTGATCGGCTGTAACACCAATTGCAACTAAAGTTAATACGGTATCTGTAACTGCTGTTACTAAATATTTTTCTCCTCCAACGCTGGCGCTGGTAGTTCTATCCCACACAATTGAATTTACTAAAACACGTTGTGTAAAAGTAGCGGCAGAATCAGTTAAAGTTAAAGCAGCAGATCCATCTGCTGTTGAAGTTCCTGTTGATACAACGTTAAGTTGCTTAAAGTTTATAAATTTTTCCATTGTTTGATTCATTATACTTGTGTAGATATTGCTATCGCACTCAGCGGATTAGTAAATATACCCATTGATTCAATAGAACCATGAGGACTATGTAATTCTACAACATTCGTCCATCCTTTACTTAAAGCTTCTTGAATTGCTGTTGAAACAGAAAGCTCTAAAATTGGAGATGCTGCTGCTACAGGGTAAGTTAATGTTACTATTTTATTACCTAAATAATGTAATACAACAGAAGTTGTTGATGATTGTCCAATGTTTCTTAGACCAGTAATTGAAACTAATTGTCTTTGACTGTTAGTTCCATTAGCATCTAAAACTGGAA